ACGAACGACGACATCAGTTTCCGTATCAGTCAGGCGACGGCGTCCATTGTTGCCGGCACGTTTACCGGGATTGACTTTGTGGTCTTGAACCGCAGCGCATCGAATGCGACGCAGGCTTACAGGCGCGGAGCTGCGCTGACGGTTACCACCGCCCCGAATCAGACCTCCACCACGCTCAACTCGGGCAGTTTTCGCTTGGGGCAAGTCCGGTCGGGCATCTTCGGAGCGCAGCGGTTTTTTGCGGTCACTGTCGGCGGCTCGCTCACGGCCGGCGAGCATTCGGCGCTTTGGGACGAGGCGCTGAAGCCGATGATGGCCTACAAAGGTTTCGGAGTTCTGTAGAAGGAAGCATGTCAATGGCCTTCGCTCTCATCGATGCACAGGTCTACACCGCGAGCAACACCTGGACCAAACCCGCCGGGGCCGTTCTCGTCCGATTCGACGTGATCGCGAGCGGCGGCGGTGGCAACAACGGATCGGCGGGCGCCGGTGACGAGGGCGCTGGGGGCGGTGGCGGGGGCGCCCGCTCCGATCAAATGTTCAACGCCAGCGACCTCGGCGGCACGGTTGCGATAACCGTTGGCGGCACGGCTGCCGCCACCAACGCAGGCAACGCAAGCGATGCGGTCCATGTTTTTGCGTTTGGCGGGGGCACGGGCGCTGCCGGCGGCGCGGCAGCGCGCAGCGGTGGCGGTGGCGGTGGCGTTATGGGCGCCGGCCCTGCCGGTGGCACTGCGGTGATTGCAGGCGGCTCGCCGTCGACGGCAACGGGCGATAGCGGCATGGGCGGCGGCGGCGGCGGTGCCCGCATCACGTCAGCCGGCGGCCTCCCCGCTGAATGGGGCGGGGGCGGTGGTGGTGGCGATCCTGCGAACGCGAACGGCGCCCCAGGCGGCTGTTCGCAATGGGGCGGCGGTGGCGGCGGCGGCGGCTGCTCTGACAGCACCGGGACGACAGGTGGCGCTGGCGGCGACAACGACGTCGGCACGACTGGTGGCGGTGGGGCCGGGGGCATAGGTGCTGGCGCGGCCGGCGGGACTGGCGCCGACGGCGACAACATTCGTTCGGGCAAGGGCGGTGGCGGCGGTGGCTCGGACGGCACGACCGGCGGCAACGGCGGCAACGGCGGCACGCCAGGTGGCGGCGGCGGCGGTGGTGCTTCCGCAAATACGCCGGGCACAGGTGGCGTCGGCGCGCGCGGTGAGGTTCGCGTCTACACTTACGGCAACACCTGAAATGGCCGAACCATCCTGGGTGCAGAAGCTCCGCGAGAGGCACCCGGAAGCGAATATCGGGTATCACGACCCAGACGGCGCCGCGAACTGGAAGGTCATTCGCGAGTCCGATGGCGTTGTCGTCAACGTCGTTCGCTGGGACGGCGACACAAAGAAGTGGAGCCCGCCACCGGGGCATCGCGCCGAAAGGCAGTAGGCCGTGGCCTTTGCACTAATTGACAGCCAGACCTACACGGCGAACGATACTTGGAACAAGCCTGCAGGCGCCGTCTTCGTCATCGTTGACATCGTCGGTGGTGGCGGCGGTGGTGGCGGCGGCGGCGGCGCTGGCGCTGGTTCGTTTCGACAGGGCGCGACTGGCGGCGGCGGTGGCGCTCGTCGCAAGATGCTGCTCAACGCCGCCGATTTGTCCTCTGCGGAGACAGTAACTGTCGCGGGGACAGCGGGCGGCGGCACCGGAGGCACTAACGCCGTGGGTGGCGCGGGAACCGCAGGGAACAATTCCTCCTTCGGCCCGCACGTCTTTGCCTTCGGCGGTGGCGCGGGCGTATCGAATAACGGCCTTACCAATTTCGCGGGAGGTTCGGGCGGCGGCGTCATGGAGGCCGGCGCCGTATCCGCGGGCGCTGCGAACATCGCAGGCGGGTCGCCTTCGACCAGAATAGCCAGAGGCGGTCAAAGCGGTGGTGGCGGCGGTACGACGCTTGGCGCGGCGGGATCCCCGGCGGAATGGGGTGGCGGCGGTGGCGGCGGCAACGTCAATGCCGCGACGGCCGGATTCGCCGGAGGCTGCTCACAGTGGGGCGGCGGTGGCGGCGGCGGTGCGGGCGGCGTCACGAGCGGCAACGCCGAATCGACCGGGGCCGCGGGCGGCGATAATGACGTCGGAGGGAGCGGCGGCGGCGGGACACTTGGTGCCGTCGACGGGGGCGCTGGTGGTGCCGGCGCAAACGGGAACAACATCCGCTCCGGCCAAGGCGGCGGCGGTGGCGGGTCGCAGGACAGCGGCACAGGCGGCGTTGGCGGCAACGGCGGCACGCCGGGTGGCGGCGGCGGCGGCGGTGCAGCAGGGACGAACACCGGCGGCGCTGGTGGTGTCGGCGCACGCGGCGAAATCCGCGTCTATACCTATGGCGACGATGGCAGCGGCGCCGGCCAGCCTATGCGGAAGCGTTTAGGGGGCATTCCGTTCATGGCACAGCAGCGAGGCGTTTGGTAGATGGCATCGACGGACGCAAGGCCGGTTCCGCGGAAGAACGTCGCCTATCGCGTGACGTTTCCGATCCTGGACGCCGATGGCGATCTCGTCACGGGCGCGGCCTCGCTCGATAGCGAGGTGTCGATCGATGGCGGCACCTTCGCGGACTGCACGAATGAAGCGACGGAGATCGCGACCAACAGCGGCGTGTACTTCCTCGATCTCACATCGGGGGAAATGAACGGCGACACCGTCGCGGTTATCGTCAAGACCGGAACGGCTGGCGCGAAGACAACGGTCCTGGTGTTTTACCCGGAGGAAGTGGGCGACTACCGGGCCGACGTCGTGCAAATCAGCGGTGACACGACAGCGGCCGACAACCTCGAGGCCGCCTATGATGGTGCCGGCTACGCTGGCGGCACGATCAAGCAGCAGGTCGACGTCGTCGCCATCTCCGGCGACACCACGTCGGCCGATAACCTGGAGAGTTACACCGACGGCACGACGCCGATGCCGGTCAATGCCACTCAGATCAGCGGCGATTCGGCGGCTGCCGACAACCTGGAAACCATGCTCGATGGCACGGGCGGGCAGACTTTGAGCCTCGGTGTCCTGTCGGTTACGGGCGGCGCGACCTTCGCCAACAGCGGCGGCAGCGGCCTGACGTGCAGCAGCTCAGGCAGCAACGGTCACGGCATCGTCGCTACCGGTAACGGCACCGGCGAAGGCATCAGCGCCACGGGCGGAGCGACGAATGGGCACGGGATCCAGGGACTCGGACAAGGTTCCGGTTCCGGCATACGCGGCTCGGGCGGATCGTCATCCGGCGTCGGCATTTTCGGCGAGGCGACGGGCGGGAATACTCACGGCATTTCGGCGACGGGTGCCGGTTCTGGCCACGGGCTCAACGTCACTGGCGGCACGTCGGGCGGGGATGGGTTCAGGATCAATGGCGGGCTGAGCGGCGGCAATGGCGTCAACGCCATCGGCAATACCGGCGGCGCTGCATTTCGTTTCCAGGCCGGCGCTACGGGCCACGGAATGCGGATTATCGGCGGGAGCACCTCCGGCGACGGTATCAATGTCTCGGTGACATCGGGCGATGAGATCAATGCGGATATCACCGGCAACTTGTCGGCGGCCACCGCTGACATCCAGTCGCGTCTGCCAGCGGCGCTCGTTTCAGGCCGGATCGATGCCTCGGTCGGCGCGATGGCAGCAAATACGCTGACGGCCAGCGCCCTGGCGGCCGATGCCGTGACCGAGATCGTCGCCGGGCTGCTGGCCGGTGTTATCGAGGGCACGGTGACGCATCAGCAGGCGTTGCGCGGCATCCTGTCGGCGTGCGCCGGCAAAGCATCCGGGCTGGCGACGACGACGGCGGTCTATCGCGACACGACGGACGCGATCGACCGGATCACGGCCACGGTCGATGCCGACGGCAACCGCTCGGCCGTCACGCTGAACCTGTCCTGATGTTCGGGAACCGGTACTGGGGGCCACGCCACTTCGGCGATCGGTACTGGGGGGACGGAAGCGGCGTCGCGCCACCGACACCCACGCCCGAGCCCGGGCTGCCTCCAGCTGGGGGGCACCGCCGCCGCGATGACCGCCGCCGGTTCCTGCTGCCGGACGGCACGATCGTCCTGGCGCGGACGCAAGATGAGGTCACGCGGCTGATCGGGCGCACGGTCGCCGAGGCGGTGCCGGAAGCGGTCGAGAAGACGGTCCTGCACCCGCGGTTGAACCGCAAGGGCAAGCCGGTAGGGCCGGCGCGGGAGCCCGTGCCGCAGATTTCGGCCGAGGTGCTCGATGCCATATCGCGGCTGCAGATGCAATCCGACCTGTTCGCGCTCGCCGATGCCATCGCCGTGGCGCGGGCGAAGACGATCTCGGCGAGGCGGTCGCAGGACGAGGACGCATTGGCGGCAATTCTGATGGTGGTGGCGGCGACATGAGCGAATACGAGGGAAAGTTCCGCGACGAGCGGCTGCGCGGCGAACATGCGCGGCGGCTGCTAGAGGACGGGCTGCTGCAGGAAGCCTTTGCCAAGGTCGACGCGAGCATCATCGGCAAGTGGCGCAACGAAGAGACGATCGGGCCGGAGAATCGCGAACGCCTGTGGATGATGTTGGGCCTCCTCGCACGTGTGAAGGCGCATATCGCAGAGGTCGCGAAGACCGGAGAACTGGCCGCGCAATCGCTGGCCGAAATTGAAGCGCGCAAGGAGAGCGGAAATGAACGACGATGAAATCGGCCTGAGCGACTCCGAAGTCGCCAGCAAGATCGAAGCGGCGCTATTCCCGGAGAAGAAGAAGGCCCCGGCAGTGACGCCCCCGGCCGCGCCTGAACAGGCAGCGCCGGCAAAGGAACCCACCGGGGACGACGGCGAAGAGCCGGAGCCCGAGGAAGACGAGACCGAAGATTCGGACGACGGCGAGAGCGAAACGGACGGCGACAACGCCCCGGACATCGAACCGCCATCGTCCATGCCCGAAGAGCTTCGGGCCGCATTCGCACAGCTCACACCGGAGATGAAGAAATTCCTCATCGACCGGGAGGCCGACGTGTCGAAAGGCGGCGCCAAGCTGACGGGCAAGCTGGCCGAAGACCGCAAGGCGCTGGAAACGGCCCAGGCGGAACTGGCCAGCCACACTGCACAGCTCAACGAGCTGGCAAAGCAGTATCGTCACCCTGACATCATCGCGTTCGAGACGAAATACGCCGACATCCTGTCCGGCAAGAAGGACTTGGCGGAACTGGCGGCCGATCCCATCGGCCTGCAGGACTACCAGGTCATGGAGCGGAAGGCGATCACCGCCCATCATCGCGAAGCGGCTAACCGGGAGAAGGCGCAAGCCGACTTCAAGGCCGACATCGCGAAGAAACAGGCCGCGACGCACGAGAAGCTGGCCGAGAAGATTCCGAACTGGTTCGGCGACACGGTCAAGGCCGAAAAGTCGTACAAGGCCATCGGCGAGTATCTCGTCAAGGAATATGGCATGGACCCGCAACGGGTCAGCCTGCTGCACGAATTCGGCCAGATCGACATCGTGCGGAAGGCCATGCTGTATGACCGCGCCCAGAAGGCGAAGGCCGAGCGGGAGAAGGCCCCGGCCGTTCCTCCGCCGAAGGTCATGCGCCCCGGCACGAAGGTCTCGAATGCGAAGGATGAAAGGCGCGACGCACTGCGCAGCCGGCTCAAAAAGTCGGGCCGCATCGACGATGCCGCCCGGCTCATCGAAACAATGCTCTAGAGGAGCACGACAATGGCTGTTCCAACCGGCACGACGCAGACCTTCCAACAGGTCGGCATCCGCGAGGATCTGGAGGACATCATCTACGACATCAGTCCGATGGATACCCCGTTTCTCTCCAAGGCTGACCGCATGAAGGCGACTCAGTCTAACCACGAATGGCAGACCGACGCGCTTTCGGCCGCGGCCAACAACCGCGTGATTGAAGGCGACGACGCGGCGATCGACACCATCGTCGCGACCGTCCGCCTCAACAACTACTGCCAGATTTCGGACAAGGCGATCTCGATCTCGGGCACCGCCAACACCGTCAACACGGCAGGCCGCAAGCGTGAGCTGTCCTACCAGATCACGAAGCGCGGCAAAGAACTGAAGCGCGACATGGAGTTCGCCCTGACGCAGAATCAGGCGAGCTCCGTCGGCGGCGCCGGCACCGCCCGTTCGCTGGCATCGCTCGAAAGCTGGATTTCGACCAACCGGACGTCGGTCGGGACCGGCACCTCGCAGACGACGCCCGGGTTCTCCGGCGGCGTGGTGGCGGCTCCGACCGATTCCACCGTCACCGGGTCGATGTCGGAAACGACGCTCAAGGCAATGATCCGGGAAGCCTTCGTGCAGGGCGGCGATCCGTCGCTGATCCTGGTGGGTCCCGGATCAAAGCAGAAGATGAGCACCTTCACCGGCATCGCGACGCAATATCGCGAGAACAGCGGCGTGAAGCAGGCGACGATCCTCGGGGCGGCGGCGGTGTACGTCTCCGACTTCGGCGAACATCGCATCATGCCGGATCGCTTCTCGCGCGATCGCACGGTCCTCGGCCTCGACATGGAATACTGGGGGGTCGCCTACCTACGGCCGTTCCAGCAGTTCGAGCTGGCGAAGACCGGCGACTCCGAAAAGCGGCAGATGCTGGTGGAATACACCCTGGTCGCGAAGAACCAGGCCAGCAGCTTCAAGATCGCCGACGTCAACTCGGCGCTGTAATTCCTCTCTGGCGGGCGGCTGGCAACGGCCGCCCGGTCTTTCATGGAAATACTCGAACACGATCCGGTCACGGGGATCACGCTCTATCACGATTACGATGCCGTGACCGACACGACGACGCTGGTCACCCGCCAGGATTGCGAGCCGATCCTGGAGAACAACAAGATCCTGCAGAACCTCCAGGATCGCGGCTATACGGCCGGCAGGGAATGGCGCCGCGTCGCCGAAATTCCGCTTGCGCTGCTCGAAAAGTGGCGCGTCGAGGAAGGCATCGACATATTCAACGAAAATCACTGGCCCGCGATCGTGCGGAAGCTCAATGACACCGATTATCGCTTCCTGCGCACGGCGCCGGGGCACTTGAGCGGCAAGCTTGGATAAGCGTCTCGCGGCGGCGCAGGCCTGGCTCAACCGCGAAGAGCCGGATGAAGCCCTGGCGCTCTGCCATCAGGTGATGAACGATTGTCCAGATGACCTCGGGGCGCTGCACATCGCCGGCCACGCCTACATCAAGGCCGAGCGGTGGGGCATGGCGTACCAGATGTATTGGCGGGCGACGCAACTGCATCCCGCGAGTTCCGAGTCCTGGAACAACATGGGACGCTGCCTGCAGGAACTGGGGCGCGTCGACGAGGCCGAGGCCGTCTTCCGGCGCTGCATCGATATGTCGCCAGATGACTACGCCGCCTGCAACAACATGGTGCAGACGTGCACCGTAGCGGGGCGGCATGGCGAGGCGGTCTATTGGTACAAAGAGGCGCTGAAGCGGGCGAAGGACGAAAACGACCGCCAGGAAGCGCGGATGAACGTCGGCCTGTCCTTGCTGGCCACGCGGCAATGGGAGGAAGGCTGGACGTGCTACGACGCCGGGCTGCAGCGTAATAAATGCCGGCCGGATATCTCGTTCAAGGGCGAGCCCCGCTGGAACGGCGAGCCGCACCAGGGCCTCGTGGTCTATGCAGAGCAGGGATTAGGCGAGGAGATCCTGTTCGGTTCGATGATCCCTGATCTTCTCGCCGACAAGCAGCGCAACGCGCAGGTGGTGATCGAATGCGACCCGAAGATGTCAGGTTTATTCAGTCGCGCTCTGAAGCTGCCCGTGTATGGGACGCGGTTCTCGAAGGAGCGTTCCTGGACGCAGCGCCACCGAATCACATCGCACGTAGCGATGGGCAGCCTGGGCCGGTTCTACCGGACGGAGCCGAAGATGTTTCCTGCGCGAGCCTGTCTGCGTGCCGAGCCGCAACGTTCCCTGATGTATCGGACGCTCCTGGAGCAGCTGGGGCCGGGCCGGACGATCGGGCTGGCGTGGACGGGCGGAAGGAAGAACACGGGCGCGCCGCAGCGTTCGATTGGCTTGGCTCAATTCGCACCGCTTGCGGGCGATGACGTACACTTGATTTCACTCCAGTACTGCGACCCGGCGAAGGACATCGCCGACTGCGGGTTCAGGGTGCATCACTTCCCGTTCGCGACGGAGACGCAGGACTATGACGACACTGCCGCGCTCGTCAGCAACCTGGATGCTGTGGTGTGCGTCACGACCGCTGTGGCTCACCTGTGCGGCGCTCTTGGCGTTCGCTGCCATGTTCTCGTCCCCGAGCATCCGCAATGGCATTGGAACGCGGACGGACCGAATGCATGGTGGAGCAGCGTCGAGCACTATCGACAGGGAAAGGATGAGCCCTGGTCCGCCGTCATCGCGCGAGTAGAGGAGGTATTGCGTGGCGATCGAGCCCGTAGTCTGGAAGCTGCTGAGTGAGCTGAGGCCGCCGCAGCTGCTGTGCCTCGGCTATCCGGACCTGCTGCTGCCGCACGGCGAGCCCTATCCGATCGCACAGGACGCGGCGGCGATCGCCGGATGGCACGGCTGGAACGGGATGGTCTACGAGACGACCGCCGCGCTGGCGACCATCGGTTGCGAGCCGGCATTCATCGACATCCATCCGTCGCGCGGAGTTGAGCGGGTCGTGGATCTGAACCAGCCGTTGCCGGGGGATTTGGCGGGACGTTTCGATGCCGTGCTTGATCCCGGGACGCTGGAACACTGTTTCAACATCGGACAGGCGTTTCGGACTTGCATTGCGGCGCTGAAAGAGACAGGCACGGTGATCCACACCAACCCCTTGCAGCAGCTCAATCACGGCTTCTGGAACATCTCGCCGACGGCCTATGCCGACCTGTACGAACACTGCGGTTTCACGATCGAATTGTCGATCCTCGCCGGGCCGCTGGCGGATCGGCAGATATCCCCGAGCAAACCGCATGCCCGGTTTGGCGTCCACGGCGAGGCGGTCAATCTCTGCGTAGCCAAGAGGGCCAAAGACCACGGTCCGGTGGGCTGGCCGACCCAGCATAAGTATCGCGCGAACCCGAACCTTAGGGCTGCGAATGTCTATTGAGAAGCGCGGCGAATGGTGGTGGCCGTCGCGGGACACGGAATATCTGAAGGTCGCGGCCTGCCTGCAATCGCTGCACCTGGCGGTGAAGCGGGTCCAGGCACGCAACGTCGCGGTACAGGCCGGAGGGTGCGTCGGCGTATGGCCCCGCCAGCTCTCCGCATGGTTCCAGGCGGTCTACACCTTCGAACCCGACACTGAGAACTTCGAGTGCTTGGTGAAAAACCTCTCCGGCCTGACCAACGTGGCGAAGATGCAGGCGTGTCTCGGCGCGGGGCAGGCTCCGGTCGGCATGGCGCGGTCCGATGCCAATGTCGGCGCCGGCTACATCTGGGGTGACGGCGTGACTCCAGTCATCAAGATCGATGACCTTCATCTCGCCGCCTGCAACTTGATCTGCCTCGACGTCGAGGGTTACGAACTGCCGGCGATGATGGGGGCAAAGAACACACTGGCGATGTTCCGGCCGGTGGTGTTGTGCGAGGACAAGGGCCTGCATAGGCGATACGGTTTCGGCAATCTGACGGAGTGGTTGGCGGAGCAGGGATACAAGGAGGTCGGGCGCGAGGCCCGCGACGTGGTGTTCGCGTGGAGCTAGCCTTCGTCTTCGTGGACCTCGGCAAGCCGTTCTATCGCGGCGCCGTGCGGCTGATGGTCGACAGCGCGCGGCTGGCGATGCCGGATGCCAGGATCGTGCAGCTCTCCGACAAGAGCACGCGGGCATACCCGGGTGTCGATGGGATCGCGACCGCCGACATAGACTGCACGACGGAAACCATCTGCAAACTCAAGGGCCAGATGTTTGCCGACCGCGCCCTGACGGCGGACGACAATACGGTTCTCTGCGATATCGATCTGATCTGGAATCGCTCGCCAGAGGAGATATTCGAGCGTCACTTCGACGTGGCGGTCATGTGGCGGCGCGAGACGCTGCTGCAGCCGTACAATTCCGGGGTCATCTTCACGAAACCGACGCCCGCAGCGCGGCTGTTCTGGTCCGCCTATGCGCGTTGCATGCTCGAACTGCCGCCTTCGCTGGCGATGTGGTTCGGGGACCAGGTGGCGCTGGCGTCGCTCATCGGGCCTTCGGCGCCGGGCAACGTGCTGACGCGCAGCGGTGCCAAGGTGCTGATCCTCGACATGGACGAGATCGCGCGGGCGCCGAAGACGGAGCCGAGGGAAACGACGGACAGCTACTGCGCCCACTTCAAGGGCCTCAAACGACGAGCATGGATGGCGCCATATGCTGAATATCTTCATCGGCTACGACCCCCGGCAGGCGATAGCGTACAACGTCCTGCAGTTCTCGATTCTGCGGCGCACGTCGCGGCCGGTGGCGATCTGCCCGCTGGTGCTGGGAACGCTGCCGATTGACCGCCAAGGACTGACGCCGTTCACCTATTCGCGGTTTCTGGTGTCTTGGCTGTGCGACTACCAAGGGTGGGCGCTGTTCCTCGATCTCGACATTCTCTGCGTGGCGGACATCGCGGAGATATTCGAGCACGGCTTCGGCGACGAGCAGAGACACGCCGTCTGGACCGTCGACACAGACCCCGCATATGAGCGCGCGGCGGTGATGCTGTTCGCCTGCGGTCATCCCGACAACAAGGTGCTGACCCCGGACGCGGTGAACGAGCGTGGCGACCTGCACCTGATCGGCTGGACGAAGAACCGGGGACGGCTGAGCCCCCGCTGGAACCATCTCGTCGGCTACGACGCGCCATGCAGCGACCCGGCGCTGATCCACTACACCATGGGCGTGCCGGCGCACAAAGAGACGCAGGATTGCGAACACGCAGACCTCTGGCGGCAGGAGCAGCGCGCGATGAATTCGACGCAGGACTGGCAGACGCTCATGGGCAAGAGCGCCCATGTCGTTGACGGCAAGCCTCGCTACAAGGTGGCCTGATGAGCCTCGCAACCTACGTCGACCTGCTCACTGGCATCGCCGCCTGGTATGGCACCCCGGGCGATTTGGTCATCACGGACAACGACGACGATTTCGTGACGCTGGCCGAATCCCGCATCTACAATGGATACGGCGAGCCTGGCGACCCGTTCTATTCGCCGGCCGTGCGCACGCGGCTCATGGAAGCGAGCACGGACTTGACGATCTCCGCGCAGACGGCGGCGATGCCGAGCGATTTCCTGGCGCCGCGGCGGCTGTATCTGAACAGCAACCCGATCGTCGTGATGGATTTCCTGGCCTCGACCGACTTCTGGTCCCGGTTCATGGCGAGCGAGAGCGGCCAGCCGGTGGCGTACACGATCGAAGGCTCCGACTTCGTGTTCGGCCCGTCTCCGGCCACGACCTACACCGGCAAACTGCTCTATTGGAAGAAATTCGCGGCGCTGTCCACCGCGGTCAATGGCCTCTTCACCGCGGCCCCGGATCTCTGGCTCTGGGGGTCGTGTTTACTGGCGGCGGTGTTCAAGGACGATCCCGAAGCCATGTCGCGGTTCCATGCGCTGTACATGGGCACCGCCAAGGGCCTGAACGCAAGCGACCGGGCGGCCAAGTACGGCGGCGCCCCGCTGATGATGCGCAGCGACACCGGCAACCCGCCGGCTATTGCCTAGACACGAGGAGATCGACCATTTCACAGATCCAGACCTCGAATTGGTCGCAGACGGCGGCCAGCAACAACGCCGCGCCTCCCAACGGAATGCCGGAAGGCATGGCGCCGAGCGGGGTCAACGATTCCGTCCGCGAGATGATGTCCGCCCTCAAGATCAATTGGGCGAACGTGCACGGCGTGGACAGCTCCGGCGCGCTGCTTTCGACGGCAGGGACCTCGACCGCCTACACGCTGACGTTCTCGACGGCCCCGGCCTCGCTCTATACGAGCTTCATCTTCGGCTGCAAGATTCACACGGACTGCGGCGCGGGCCCGACCATCAACGTGAACGGCCTCGGGGCGGTCAACATCCAGAAGATGACGACCGCCGGCTATGCGAACCTCGCTGCCGGCGACCTCAAGCAAAATCAGCACCCGCTGCTCAAGTACGACGGCACGTTGGCGAAGGTCATCCTGCTGGCACCGACGGCGACCGCAGAGTCGGGCTTTGCCGACCCCATGACCACGCGGGGCGACATCATCGTCCGCAACTCCTCGAATGTCTCGGCGCGGCTGCCGGCCGGTGCCAGCGGCACGGCGCTGCAATCGGACGGTACCGACCTGGCCTATGTAGCGGCGGCGACCTCGTCCGAATTCCGAACTGGGACGGACACGACGAAGCGGCTGGTAACATCCGGTGTCTGGGGCGCGCTGGCCGAGGTAACGCTCACCGACGCCGCAACGGTCGCGGTCGACATGGCGACCGGCTTCGATTTCACCGTGACGCTTGGCGGCAACCGCACACTCGGCAACCCGACGAACGTCAAGGTCGGGCAGCGTGGACGCATCCGAGTGGTGCAGGATGGGACAGGGTCGCGGACGCTGGCATTCGGGGGCAACTACGAATTCGAGGATGCAACCGCAATCACGCTGTCATCGGGGGCGGCGGACGAAGATATCCTCTACTACGATTGCATCTCGGCGACCCGCATTCTGATCACGGGATTCGTGGGGAATATCGGCTAATGCTTCCGGGCATGGCTACACCAATTGCGCGGCGTCCGCGCGTCCGCATCGTGGCCGTGGCGCAGGCGACGACATCTGGCACGGCCCACACGTTTTCCGGCGTCAACTTCGGGGCGCCGTTCCCGGGACGCGTGCTCATCGCCTGCGTGGCCCTGCGCGACACGGCAGGTTCGGCGATTGACCAGATTGCCTGCACGATCGGGGGCGTGACCGCCGCGGGGGACGATGATGGGGAATTCTTGAGTGGCGGTCCGGCGATCGGTGCCGGGATCTGGGCGGCGGCTGTCCCTACTGGCCAGTCCGGCGACGTGTTCGTGGATTGGACCGGGCAGACCGCCCCGGAAGCGACTCTCATCCTGCTGTCTGTCGATGGCTTCAGCGCCACGGCGCACGATCAGCAATCGCCCGTCGGCGGCGGGTCGGGCGGCACGTCCAGAACGGATACGGTCGATATTCCGGCAGGCGGTCTGCTCGTGGTGGCCGCTTCGCACACGAACAACAACAACACGACGTTGAGTGGTGTCACAGAGCGGAGTGAGCAGACCGTCGGCGTCGGGCAGTTCGCGGTCGGCTGGGATTTCCATCTGGCTCAGGAAACCGGGCGCACCATTACATCGTCATGGACGACCACCGCGGCGCGGGGCTTGCGGCTGGCGTCATATCCGAGAGCCTGAGGGCAGTCTGCCCCATAGCGGGGTTAGCGGTCGTCGATGACCTGCCAAGTGGTGCCGCCAAACAGCCGCGAGACGAATACCCAGCCGTTGCTGCGAGCTTGACGCCACGGGGCGATGTAGTCAGTCAGATTGTCCATGACGAAATCGCCCTGATCGGTGACCAGGACGAGGACCATATGGCCATCGGGATCGGTCGGGTGCGCGATGAGCGCCGGCAGCATGGCCGCGGCCGGGATGCCAGCCTGGATCAGCCGGTCGCGCTTCGTCAGGACGTAGTCCTCGCAGTCGCCGCCGTCCGGCCCGAGCAGCGTCCAGACATCCTCGTCGTCGCGGGGGCCGTCGTCGCGGTAGGGCGCCCGGTTGACCTCGATGTTGATGCGCTTCGTCAGCGCCTTGAATTCGTCGGTGAGCGGCACGATCAGCGGCCGGGTGTTGTAGTGCAACGGATGGTCGGCCAGGAAGGCATTCCATTCTGCAAATTCCTGGGCTGTGGCGCTAGCCGGCATGTAGTTCCGCTCGCCGCCGGCCAGGGCCGGCGAGGAGGCCAACAGCAGGGCCGCTAATGCAATCTGGCGCATGGTCCCGAGCGACTAAGCCTGGCAGCCCGCGAGCAGGAGGACGGCGATCACGAATAGAAGAGTCGATACGCCGGAAGCCAATAAGGCATCAAAGAAAGCTGAAGGTTTCATGGCCGAGGCTCCTATCCTCTTAAGAAAATACGCCCATTAACCATCGCCCGCAAGGTGAACAGAACATGCCTTTGATTCCCTTCGCGCCATACCTGCCGGACATCCCCCCGAGGGACAACCCTGGCGCTTTGGAGGCGAAGAATGTCATCCCGAAAATCGCCTCTTACGGGCCGTTCGCCGATTTCGCTGCCAACACCGATGCGCTGACGGCTCGGCCCCAGGGCGCGTTCGCCTGCCGGGACCTCAGCGGCGCCGCGCACAGCTTCGCCGGGGATGCGACCAAGCTCTACAAGCTGGCATCTTCCGGCCTGACCTGGGACGACGTGTCCCGCACCTCCGGGGGCGCCTACACGACCGATACGGCCAACGGCTGGAGTTTCACGCAGTTCGGCAATGTCGTGATCGCCGTCAACGGCACCGACGCGCCGCAGGCGTATACGCTGGGCTCCTCGACCGACTTTGCGGCGCTGGCGGGCTCGCCGCCGGTGGCGCGGTTCGCCGCCACGGTGCGGGAGTTCGTCATGCTCGGACGCGTTGCCAGCCTGTTCAACGAGGTGCGCTGGTGCAAGTTCAACGACCCGACGACCTGGACGGTTGGCGTCGACCAAGCCGACCTGCAGGACATCGCCGACGGCGGCCAGGTCATGGGCATCACGGGTGGCACCGGGGCGACCGTGTTCCAGCGCAACGGGATCACCCGCGGCACGTACATCGGCGGCGACTTCATCTTTCAGTTCGATCCGATCTCTAAGTCCATCGGCGTTGCCGCGGAAAACTCCATCGCCGCGTTTCAGAATGACAGCTTTTTCCGCGGTGATGACGGCTTCTGGCGCTTGGCCGGCGGCATCCAGCTGCAGCCGATCGGCGACAGCAAGGTCAACAAGACGCTGCTGGACGACCTCGACCCGTCCTATCCACATCGGGAGGTCGGGGCCATCGATCCGCAGCGCAGCCTGTATTTCTACATCTACCCCGGCTCCGGCAATTCCGGGGGCACGCCGAACAGGGGTTTCGTCTATCACTGGCCGTCCGACCGCTTCGCCCGTTTCGAGCTCGAATTGGAGTACGTCTATCAGGCGCTCACGGCCTCGGGCTACACGCTGGACAGCCTTGATCCGGCCATGCCCTCGATCGACGGGCCGCCGCAGATCAGCCTGGACTCGCCCATCTGGGCCGGCTCCGGCAAGATCGTGCTTGGCGGCTTCAATACCAGCCGTCGGCAGGGCTTTTTCTCCGGTGCGCCGCTGGAAGCCACGGTCGATACTGGCGAATTCGCGCTCAATGATGGCTACAAGACGCGGGTACGCTCTATCCGGCCGATCAGCGATGGCGGCGCCCTCTCCATCGTGCCGATCGTGCGCAACAAGCCGACGGACTCGCCAACGGTCGGGACGGCAGTGGCGGCCAATACCTACGGTGCCTGTCCGCTGAACGCAGTAGGGCGGTATCACCGGGCGCGCGTCCAGGTGGCGGCCGGGGGCACCTGGAACCACTTGCATGGCGTCGATGATGTCGAATCCTCACGGGCCGGCAAACGCTGATGGCCGAGACCGACAACCTGCAGGGCCTCGATAGCGGGCAGCTGGCGAGCGATCCGATCGGCACGGCGCAGAAGTTCAATGCGCTGCTGCGAGGCGTGCGGGCATCCGTGGCGACGGCTGCAGCGACGATCCTGACCACGCGCGGCGATCTGCTGACGCGCTCGGCATCGGCACTGGCCCGGCTGGCCGTCGGCGCGGCCAACACGGTCCTGCGCTCGGACGGGGCGGACCCGTCATGGGGCAAGATCGTCAATGCGGACATCACCGACGACACGATTGCAGTCGGCAAACTCGCCGATGGGACCGCCGGGCAGCTCATCACCTGGGATGCCGCTGGCGAAGCGACCACGGTTGCGACGGGCAACAGCGGGCAGGCGCTGACCAGCAACGGAGCGGGAGCGGCGCCGACGTTCCAGGCTCAGACCGCTGGCGATATAAATGGGCTCACGACGACAGATAACCCGGCGTCAACGGCATACGTCGCGGGGTCCATCGGGTCGGGGGTTTCGAATAACCGCAAGTTCCGTGTTGGCGAGGTCGGCGGGTGGTGTGCCCTGGAAGAGCAGACAGCCAGCACCAGCGCGTCGCTAAGCTTTGTCCTTACCAGCTACACTGCTGACTTTGAGGATTTCGAGTTCATCATCCACGCGCTCAGACCGGAAACGGATGCTGTGTTTTTGTTTTTGCGGACCTCGACGGATGGCGGGTCCAACTACGACGCGGGCGCGAGCGATTATGCGTGGTGTGGATATCGCTCCGATCAAGGCGCGCTGACCGGGGATCGCGATGCGGCGGACAGCGAGATCGAGTTGACGACCGGATTGGACAGCGTTGGAAATACCGCCGGCTCGGAGGCATTCTCCGGCCGGGTCATGCTCTACAATCCCGCCGCAACAGTTCACACGCGGATCACATCGCATGGCAATTTCACGGACGCCGCGGGGAATCTGATCGATGTTGCGATCTCCGGCATCCGGTTGGCCGCCGCCGATGTGGATGCTGTTCGGTTTCTGATGAGCAGCGGAAACATCGCTTCCGGCAAGATCACATTGATGGGCCGCAGAAAGGTTACATGAACCTGATCTTTCGCGCCGTCCCGACGCTTGAAACGGCGTCGATCTGGCCGGAGGCGGCAGCTTTGCTGGCGCCGGTGCTCGAGCGGTTGGCGAGCCGCTTCCTGCCGTCCGACATTCAGAGTCGGCTGGCGGATGAGCGGATGCAACTCTTCGTCGCCGAATGCGATGGCCGGGTGACGACCGCATGCTTGACGCAGGTGCTCATGTTCCCGCGCTGCCGCACGCTCGATATCGTCGGCATTGGTGGCGACGGATACGGACTTTGGAGCGCGTGGTTTCAAGACCTCATCAATTGCGCGAAACTGATGGATTGCCAATTCATCAGCGCCAGCGCCGGCCGTGACGGGTGGTCCCGCGTGATGGCCGGATCTGAACTGAAGAAATCAGGGACGATGTATCAGATGGAGATCGGTCATGCCTGACGGCGGCGGCGGGACACAGACGCAATCATCGGGGCCTCCGGGTTATGTAAAGCCCTATATCATCGGGCAGACCCCCAAGGGCGGCAAGCCGGGGATTACTGGCGTCTTGCCCGAGGCGCAGCGGCTGTACGAGGCGGCGGGGCCGACCTATTTCCCTGGGGAAACCGTCGCCGGCCTGACGCCGACGCAGCAGCAGGCCATGGACCTGACGACGCAGCGGGCCACGCAGGGCGCCAATCCGCTGAACGCCACCGCCAGCAATTACCTGCAGGGCGCGATCGGCGGCAACTATGTGAATCAGTTCCTCGGCAGCCCGGCCGATAGCGCCCTGTTCCAGTCGATCCAGTCGCGCGTGTCCCCGGCCGTGAACAGCGCCGCCAGTCTCGCCGGACGCACCGGCTCCGGTGCGCATGAGGGCGTGCTGGCGCGCGAGCTGACGAACGCCTATGCGCCGATCGCGGCACAGATGTACGGCCAGGAACGGGGACTGCAGCAGCAGGCGGCCGGCATGGCGCCGGGGCTCGCTGGTGCCATGCAGGCGCAGGACTACACCGACCTCGGGATGCTGCAGAACGTCGGCGCGTTGCAGCAGCGGCAGAACCAACTCGGCATCAACGCCGACGTTGCACGGTATGATTTCGAGCAGAACATCCCGCAGCAGAAGCTCAACCAGTATCTTGCCGCGGTCTATGGCAGCCCGGGCTCGACGACAACGACACAAGTTCCCGGACAGCCGATGTGGCAATCCATCCTGGGGGGCGGGTTGGGCCTCGGCGGTCTCGGCATTCAAGCGGCGGGGCTATTCTGATGGCCGGGATGCTGGACTATCTCTCGCAACTCACGGGCCAGACGCCGCAGCAGATCCGGCTGGGGATGATCGGCCAGGGGTTGACGGGCCTCGGGGCCGGTCTTCTCAGCGGCCGGACGCCGGGCGAGGGCCTGTCCCGCGGGCTGCTCGGCTTCCAAGAGGCGCAGTCCCGCGGCCTTGAGGACGCCATGCGCCAGGCGACGTTCGGTTACAACACGGAACGGATGGCGTCGGAGCGCGAGAAGGACGCGGCGAAAAAGAAGGCGCTCGACGACTACATTATGTCGCAGCCGCTCGAGCAGCAGCCGCGGTTGCGGGCTGCGGCGGAAGCCGGGGCGCTGGACAACATCATCGCCGACCAGTTCAAGCCGGCGGAGGCGCCGAAGACTCGCGACGTGCGGCGCGGAACGCAACTCGTGACGGAGGAATGGAATCCGGCGACCCAGACCTGGAACGAAGTCGGCAGCGGGCCGGCATGGGCGCCGGCGACGCAGATCAACATGCCGAAGCCGCCGCCGTCGATCGAGGAACGGGATCAGCAAGTTCTGCTGACCGGCGATCCGAGTTCGCCCGAATATGCGATGTCTTTCCAGCGCATTTATGGGACTCCGGTGCTGGTGCCAAGCGGCATCGACGAGAACGGCAAGACCATCGTCACGCCGCAATATCTCCCGGTTCCGCCGAACGTTCGGAAACCGGCATATCTTGCCGGCGATATGTCCGCGCCGCCTGTTGCCCAACCGGCCGCTCCGGCGCCACCCATCAGTCAACCCAGCGCGGCGCCAGCGACGGCGGCCCCGCTTGCGGGTGCGCCCAACACCTCCGGTCTATCCTCCGGCTCTCCGGTGACGACTGGAGTCGCGCCCAAGCGTGACCAGCCGCTCACCGAGGGACAGCGCAGGAACCAGCAACTCTATCAGGTGACGCAGCCGGAATTGACGATTGTCGAAAAGAACTTCGACGCACTGACGGAGATTGGTAATCAAGCTGGCGGCACGATTCCGGTCGTCAGTAACTACTTCACATCCCCTGAATATCAGCAGGCGGAAAACTCGCTGCGCGTCATCGTCGCAAACTATCTCTACAGCGTGTCGGGCGCCACGGCCAACCCTGGCGAGGTGGCTAACCAAGTCGCTGTTCTCACGCCGAGGCCCGGTGAAAGCAAAGAGAGTATCGAGAACAAGCGAGCCCGCGTTCGCACGATGGTAGAGAGCATCAAAACCGGCATCGGGCAGCCGCCGCAGCCGCAGGGCGCGCAGCCGCAGGTGCTTAGGTTCGATGCACAAGGGAATCTTATCCCATGACCGTAAGGGCGGAATTGGCGGACGGCAGAGTGTTGGAATTCCCGGAGGGCACGGACCCGGGCGTGATCCAACAGACCGTCAAGCGAATGCTCGGCGCTACGCCTGCGCCCATCGGCACGGGTCGTCCGAAGCAGACGCTTTCTGTGGAAGGCGGGCGCAAGGGCTCGTTTTTGCCGCTGAGCACGGACCCCGAGGGCAATCTGCAATTCGATCTGAGTGCGGGGATTACCGGAGCGATCGGCAGCGCGCTCTCGCTCCCTGGCGACGTCGTGACGGGCAAGACCGATGTTTACAGCCCAGAGGCGGCGGAACGTGCCATAGGGCTTGCAATGCTGGCCACAGGCGCCCCGCCGGCAAGCCGGATACTGCGGACGCCGCCGCGCCAAGTCTTGCCGAAAGCCCCCACGGCTGCGGAGCTGAAGGCGGCCGGGAGCGCGGGATTCGAGAAGGCCCGGGCGATGGGCGTTGACTACTCGTCGGCTGCCGTCAAGACTATGGCCGACGATTTCCAGCGGGGCCTCGAGGCCGATGGCATCATTGCCGAGCTCACCCCCAAGACGTTCGCAGTCCTCCGCAAGCTCCAGGAGCCTCCAGAAGGTTCCGTTGCCAGTCTCGCCGGCCTCATCGCCGCTCGGAGGACGTTCCAAAATATCGCTCTGGGAAGCGATGCGACGGAACGTCTGGCGGCAAAAAGAGCCATCGATAAGCTTGACGAGTTCATTGCTGGGCCTGGCCAGGCGGGTGCTATGGCTAGACCCGCTGCCACCGCGGAAGCCGTTGTGCCGGCAGGACCAATCCCGTCGGGCGGGCCAGCCGAAGAAGCCGCGCGAGTCCTCGCCGAAGCCCGCGGAAATTATGCCGCCGCCAAGCGATCCGAGAAGCTTACCGCAACAGAAAAGCTCGCAGCAGATCGCGCCGCCGCATCCAATTCCGGCAAGAATAGCGGCAACGCCACACGACAGCGCCTTGCCAGCCTGCTTGCCAGCGACAAGGCCAAGCGCGGCTATTCCAAGGAAGAACTAGCCTTCATTCAGCAGGTTGTGGACGGCAAATGGGGCTCGGAGATGGCCCGCTATGCCGGCAACCTGATGGGCGGCGGCGGCGGGCTAGGCCAAGCTGGCACGGGTCTCGGCGCGGCCGCGTTCGGCCTCGCGGTCGGTGGCGGTCCGGGCGCTGTTGCCGGCGCTGCCGTGCCCGTGATCGGCGCTGCCAGTCGCGCGCTCTACAACCGAGCCGTCAAGGGCCAGGTCGCGAAGCTGGACGAGATGATCCGTCAGCGTTCTCCGCTCTACCAGGATCTTCTGAAGAACGCCGCGGAAGCCCCCACCAGCCCGGAAGCCCGGGCTCAATTACTTCGTTCTCTGCTTCTAATGCTTGGCGTGGAGGAAGCGGCCAAGCCCTGAGAGTAGCGATTGAGAGCCGAGAAGCCCCCCGGCCCTCAATCTGCAAGGCGACCCCCTGCCGCCGCGCCAACGGCGCCAGGGGGTCTAACCCCACGGGTAAAGCTTATACCCAGGAGGCTGAATAAAATGTTAACGCGTGTCGGGCTACCAAAAATCGTCACTTTTGTGACCTGTATCACTGCATTCCCAGCAGTCACCTTTCCCGCCTATGGGCAAGCCGCCTGCGGACCGCGGGAGGATATCCTTGCCGCTCTCGGCTCGGTCGCCCGCGAGCAGCCGGAGGGCGTCGGGCTTTCCCAGCGTGGGTACATCCTTCAGCTGATGACATCGGACAACCGGCGGACGTTCTCGCTGGTGGCGATCTACGCCGACGGCCGCGCCTGCGTCGTGGATGCCGGGCAGGGCTGGGAATGGTTGAACAAGCTGGACTATCCTACGTTCGGAGACGGCACATGAGCGCCCTCTTCCGTTTCTCCGATCACACGATCACCAACGATGCTGGCAGGGCCGTTCTGGCAGAGTCCGAGGCGACGATCCTCGGCCTTCTGGCGAAGTATCATAACCGCGTCGTGAGCTTCGAGAGGATCGCCAAATCCCTCTGGCCGATCTCCGCCGACGAGGTGAAAAACGAACACAACCAGATCGCCATCTATGTCCACCACCTCCGGGCGAAGCTGGTTCCGTTCAACTTGGCGGTCAAGAACATCCACGGCGTCGGCTACTACCTGGAAGGCGAGCTGGACGTCGATTGGACGGCGATATGATGCCGCATGGAGAGGACATGGCAGACGGCCACAAGACGACAACGCAGCGGGTCGGCGACATCGCCGCAAACCCGTACCTGACGGTCATCGCGCGGACGGCGATGGTGTTCGTCACCTTCATCGCCGCGCCGGTCATCTACTGGGTGATCTCGACGATGATCGATGTGAACAACACAATGTCGACCATCGTCCTGATCCAGACGACGCAGCAGGAACAGATACAACAGCTCGTCTCCACGCAAAGCACGGTGATCAACACGCAGGCGAACGAGGGACAGACGCGGGCAGTCACCGACGCGCAACTCAATGCGCAGATCGATGCCGTGAGGGACAACCTGGCCCGTACGGAGCGGCAGCTAGAAGCCCAGGATGCCCGCATCAACGACCTGCAGCGCCGCATCTACGATAGCCGGAGACCCGCGCAATGATAGACGTTTTCCCACAAGCATTTGACCACGTCATCAAGTGGGAGGGCGGCGAGAAGATCACCGACGATCCGCGCGACCCCGGCGGCCTGACGAAGTGGGGTGTGTCTCTCCGCGCGCATCCGAAGCTCGGCCGCGACGGCATCCGCAACCTCACGCGCGAGCAGGCGGCCGACATCTACAAGCGCGAATACTGGCTACCATGCGGGTGCCACAAGCTGCGGCCGGCGCTCGCGCTCGCCGTGTTCGATGCCGCAGTCAATGTCGGCGTGAAGCGGACCAGGTTATGGCTCGATGAGTCGGGCCGCGACCTCGTCAAGTTCACGGTGAAACGGGCAACGCACTACGCGCTGCTCGACTCGATCGATGACATCTATGCGAAGGGCTGGTTCAATCGCCTCTTCGATACCTATACGAAGTGCCTTCTGCTCGACATGAAAGGAACATCGACATGAATTCCAGCAAAGCCAT